TTATTCATTTTGATTTTTCATAATTGTTTTTACTGTATCAAAATATTCTTTCATTTCTTCGTCCTTAGGGTTGACGAATAGGGCAAAATTGATTTGTCCTAAAAGGTGATTAAGGTAATTAGCACGATTCTCCTCAATCCGCTCCAAATGGGATTCTAATCCATATTTCCTTATATAATAAATCTGTTGTCGAATCTGCTTTCTCTTTTCTTTAGAAATCTGCATATGAGAATTAACTACAATCCCTGTAACTTCTTGCCTTGCGTTGCTTCTTGCAACTCTTGTTTTCTCAGGATTTATAGAAAAACCTTCGTTATATACAATTCTCAATATTAAAACCATTCTTTTCGTTTTGTTAAGAAAAAATATAAAAAGAACCAAACTCTTCGTGACTTTGGCTCTTTTTTGTTTCGTAGCAGAGCATCACCTTGACGGCAAATCCGCCGCTGAAAAAGTAGAAGTTCGTCCAATACACATTTGGTGGAGATGAGGGGAATCGAACCCCTGCATAAGTTATAAAAATGCCGTTAAATACTGACTTTTTTTATATTTGTGTTGGATTTCGTGTTGGATAAAGCATACAAACTTATGAATGTGTTTCAGCCTGCGATACCGCTGCCACTCAGTCCTTAAGTCAAAATTATAAGCTATTTTCTTTTTTCGTCACACCATTAAATTCATTTTCATTAATTTTTTGATTTTTTTAAAATCAGAAAACACCACAAGGTGGTGTTATTCCTGCAAAGGGGCGTTTTCGTAATCGTATTTTACATATGTTTTCTCACCAAATGTAAAAACAAGCGATAGCTTGATTTATACTATCGCTTGTTCATTTATTTCTTCTTTTTCGGATTTACCCCAACTATTGACATTGAGCCTTAAAACAAAAATATTTGAACACAGAAAAAAGTCAGTAAACAAGCCGTTTTTAGCTTATTTGTAGTAAATTTTCAGTTAATAGAATCTTCTATCTTTGTTGTAAAATGTCTGAATTCAGATTCATAACATACCTATCATTAATAATTACTTTCTGTTTATATTTCTTTTCATAATACATTAGTAAAATTTTTCTATATAGAAATTTTATAAACTTCTTATATACTACTAAATATAAAATTACTAAGCAAATTATCCCGACAAAAGGTAGAAAAAAAGTAAAATTTCCAAATATAGTAGCAAGTTCTGAATATAATCCTAAATAATCCGTCTTCGCTACATACACCCAACCACATATTGCAAATGCAGCTACAAGTATTACATTTCCTGTTATGTAAAGTCTATGGCGTTTATCTAATAAAAATGGATTTTCAGAAGCAACGTTTACTTGTATAATTTTTGATACTAAATATATAAACAAGTATATCAGATTAAAAATACATAATCCCCAAATAATTCCAACAAAAGAAATATTTAAAACTGAAAAGTTTTTAAACGACAATTCTAATATATCCGAAAGTGAATTCAAACCTCCAAATACCAGAAACGCCATAGCAGTAAATATTGCTACTAAGGATATTAACTCTTTATTTAGCTTATGTCCCTCCTCTTTTATTGAGTTTTCAATATCTTCTCGTTCTTCCCAAAAATGCTCATAAAATTTATCTTGATTAAGATACTGTAACTGAGAATCAGCCAGTCTTAAGTGATCTAAGATTTTTAACACTATCTTTTTTATATTTTCGATATCAGTTTCTATTCCACCAATATCCTCAAATTCTTCAATTTTTGTTGAGGTAACATAATCTGATAGAGTTTGCATATTTTGAGAAATGAAACTATTCGCATCACTTAAACTATTGCACTTAAAATAATAAGAACTTAGCTCCGAATATAAAATTCTATCATATCTATCAATATAAGATATTATCTTTTTTAAAGCTACTTGTGGCTCAAAATTCAAACTGTTTGTATTTAAATACTCACAAATACTTCTAATAGATGTGATCATTTCACCTGTCTTATTTCTATTAGATGAATTATAATCAATTTCTTGAAATTTGTCGAACAACTTAACTCACCTACAATTTTACTATTGATTATCACTAATAAATTTTTTTATAGATTCTACTGTTATTTCATTATTAATTTGTTCATGGGCCTCTATCCACGGAGATTGTGAGTGAGATATTCTTACAAGTGCACTTGTGTTAAATTTATAGCATTCTTCGATAACAGTATCTATTATTTCTCTATCTTCCTTAGGCAAAACTTCATCACTATAAGGTGTCCTTTTTAAATTCCATAACCCTTCTGAATCATCATAGCAATACTCTATTTTATCTATATTAGAAGCACCATTGTATTTAAAACGTTTGTACACTGATGGAACTACCGGTCCATAATCCCATGCTTCCATCTTATCATAAAAGCATACTTTTCCCCTAATTACAAACTCCATTTGAACGAAATATAAAATTTTTTGTAACCGCAAGTTTGTAATATCATAGCCTTTATCATTTGAAGTATTAATAATATACCTTGCAACATCTAATGCTTTATTCATCTTGATTATCTTCCTCTCATCCTTGCAAGAGGTATTATAACATATTTTTTTAAAAATTTGGGTAATTTTATTTAATAAATGCAAAAATTGTCACCTTTCACATATTTTGTTTAGCTTTTTATATAATTCAACTACTATATAATATGATAAATAAAACATATCATACACCTAATTTTATTTTATCAAACATATGTTCTAATGTCAAGCAAAACAAAAGCCCCTCAAATACCAAAACGGTACTCGAGGGGCTAAACTTATGTATTCTTATTCTTCTGATATTTCCGGCAAACCTGCAACACTTGTCAACAGCGAAAGAACTCCCGAAAGTGCACTTGCTGAGGCAACCATAACCCAATCGACTTCTCTGATCACCGCTGTTGTGCCAATGGTTGCAATAGCTGTTTGAGCAACGGTTTTTATTGCTCTTACGCCTGCGCATTTTGCCCACGATTTCCAATTTGTAATTTTTTTCATATTATTACCTCCGTTTTATTTATTTTCAAGGTCGGTTAGTCTATGATTTACAACTTTGATTTCTTCATTAATAACAGCATCTTGCGTTTCAAGATGATAAACTCTTTCGATTACACTGTTGTGTTTATCTACTTTTTCTTCAAGCTGTTTAATACGATACGATGTTAATTTTGAACTTGCAATAATACCTAAAATTGAGCCAATAGCAGAACCGCCTAAACCTATCAAAGCGACAATTATTTCTGTTGACATTACTGCACCTCGTCAAGTCAAAGTAATCTGCAAGCCGTCAATCTTATTACCGAAAAGTCCTGCGTAGCCGTCCTGTGAGCTGTCCTGCTCTGAGTTGTACTGCCAATCAAAGAAACTGCTCTTGCCCTGCTTTCTGACACGGTATGTAGCTTTATAATTGCCGACTCCCTCAAACTCGACCTGTACGGCATCAATGACTTTGCCTTTAATGCCTGCATAACCATTGTCGCTATCGCTGATGTCATAGCCGTTTACCCACGGCAGCCAGTCACCATTAAGCAAGTGCACACGATAGCGAGTTTTACCTTTTGATACTTTAAGAGCAATAGCTGAAATAGCTTGTTTCTTTCGTCCTGCTACATTTGACAAGCCCTTGACCTCGCTGTACCACTTGCCGTCTGCAAAGACTCTATATGTCAGCGTTGGCTTTTTAACATTTGTTTCAGATTTGCCGAAGATGTTATCGTTGTAAATTACATTAGTATCAATATTTCCGCCATAGCCGTTGATTTTGCCTGTCGAGCTGTTCTGCCAAATATCACAGTTTAATTCATTTACGGAGTTATATTGTGCAAGCCAAATACTGTATTTTCCCTTCAATTCATCATAATCAAGACAGTTGTTAAACCAATTCAGATTAGCGTATATACCTGCTCTGTAGTTACTTTTCTTGATAGTTTCGCAGAAGCGTTCTGCAATCGCTGTAAGTTTTGTTTTGCCGAGTTTAACCATTGAATAATCTTCCAAATCATAATAAATCGGCATATCAAAATATTTGTTTTCAATACACTCAAGGCAGGCCTTAGCTTCTTTTTCTGCATCATCGACGCTATCGGCGTAACTATACCAATAGGCACCGATTTTAAGTCCCGCCTCTTTAGCATTACGGTAATGACTTTCGAACATCGTGTCTTTTTGTGATGTTTCTCTGCCATAACCAGCTCTGATTATGACCGCTTTTATGCCGTCATTTTTCATTTTGTTGAAGTCGATATTTTGCTGAAATTCCGAAATATCAACACAAGTTACTTTTGTCATATTCATACCCCTTCATTTAGATTTTCGACGACCGTCCAATCGCATTTCGTCGCTGGAGCCGCATACAACTTTTTAACTTCAGATATGTTGATGCAGCGATCAATAGTCAAGATGTTTGGCGTGCCGGAATATTCGCCTTTTAGCGTTCTTACCTGAATTTCAGTTCCTCCAAAATCACAGTTGCGAATAGTAATACTTGAACCTGTTTTGATTGACAATCCAAAATCGCTATTGTCAGCATTTTCGTGATTCTGATAGCCAACAGTGCAATTTGTGGGGATAATTTTGCAGTTTTCAATCAATCCTACCTCACCAAAGCTGTGACCACATCCGAGCGCTGGAACCGTTGTTTTGCCAGAATAATCAACGCAATCAGCACGACCGCCCCATTTAAAAATACAGTTCGAGACTTCCCACTTAGTAGCGTAACCTGTACCACCACTTTCAAGATGTAAAGCGTAACGGATATTTTTACAATCAAATGTAAAACCTTTGATGTGAGTATGGACATTCAAATCAAGATGAAACGGACATTTTTTGATTATATCTTCCGACTTCAAAGTTAACTTATCAAAGCCTGTTGCACCGTCCCATTTGATTATAGTTGCAGAGGGGTTATAGATGTTCTCAGACTCATAATAAACATAGTCTTTCATCATTACACCACGATAACCTACAAGCCCCACATCGGACAAACCTGCGTATCTATCTTGCATATCCGTATATGTGCCTTGTGCAACGATGATTGTGTAGCGATTATGGTAGTTGTTGTCTGTTATGCTATCATTAGCAGACAGCATAGAGTTGAACTTTGTAACACCAAACCCGTCTGTATTCTCGTTGTAATCATTTGAAACATACAAATAATGCATAGCGTAGTCGGGAGCTTGGTACAACTCAGGCTTAATGCTTTCGCTTATAAAATCAGGATTTGCATATGCTGATTTTTTGTTGTTCTGTTCAAGTTGAAGATTACAACTGTTGTCAACAAGTCTATTTGTAGCAACCGCAACTTTAATCGAATTTACGGTTACATTTTCTGTCGCTGTATAAGTAGCCGCTGCATTTTTAAAAGCACTAACTTCTGACAAGAGCCAAGATGAGCTGATTACCGTCTGACTATTCGCAGGATAGAACACACAACCGCTGTTTGTAATATTAGCAAAATTCTGCAACGATAAGCAATACGCTTTGCCTTGTTCAAGAGTAACCGCACGCTTGAGCTTGAGATAAAATTTAACCGCAGCGGTAGATGTGCCACTCAAGCTAATTTTATTGTTCTTGACTGAAATAGTAACTCCGTTCGCTGTCTGTTCTGTGTCCTCAAGCGATGTGAGATTAATGCTTGTAGATGTATTGAGCAAAGAGTCTTTTGCTATCATTTTTGCAGATGCGGTTTCGATTGCTGCATTTGTGTCATCAATACGCTTTTCGATATTTTTATTGCTTTCTCTGATTTCAACAACACTATGACTAAGTGTTTCAATATTAGTGCCCATTACTACTATATCCGCACTGTTGTTGTAGATACCGTCGTCCATACAATTTAAGTTTGTTGCGTTCAGCGCCGGAACAGCTCCGTCAACCCAATTAATTTTGCTGTAACTCATTTATCTCATCCTTTCCTAAATATTCTGTACCTTCTGCCGTCAGCCTTACTCTCATGCCGTTAGTGCCTTTCAGCGTTCGTTCAAGTATAAAACTGTCGACCGTTTCCGTGTCCGTAAAGCCTGTTTTTATGCTCACCTTGTCGCCACATTCGAGCCACCACCTACCGTAAACATCAGCTTTAAAAGGCCTGTAAGCATACAAATTGTAAAAGATGTAGTTGTTATCTTTATTATCGTTAAAACTTGTAACAATACCTGCAATGTCGGTACAGCACGCAGTAATTATGTTGTCCGATATATACCAACTTTGTTTTTCTTCTTCTGTATGACCGTACGAAAAATAGCTGTCCTTGTTGTACTTAAACTTAATAAGATTAATACTGCGTGTTGTGTATTCCTCAAAGTCGAGGTTGCTGTAGTTGTCAACGACCTCGGTTTCAGGATTTAAAATTTGAATAAACTTTATCTTGCCCTCTCCGCTCATAATTGCAAAACAAGCATTAAGTTCGCAGTACGCGCTCAACAAGTCCGCTATCGTGGTTTTGTCATTGAAAACCGATTTTACAAGATCCAATTTCAGCGACAGCTCATTGCTGTCATTAAAGCCTGTAAATTCGTTTTCGTAATCATAATCCTTTAAAAAGCTGCTGCAGAGATATACTCTCAAGTCATATAAACTTATTTTTGGCGAATAAATCGCAAGGCTTGTAAAGTAGTTGTAAGCGTATTTTTGTGAAGCGAGATATAAATCGTCATATGCGATAATTTCCTTTACCGCCCTGTTTTTCTGTCTTGATGAGCTGTTGACAGTACCGCAGAATAGCGACACCTCAATAACTCCAGACTGATAACCGCAATATAAATCTGCACTCGGCAATACTGTATCCGAGGGAAATAAAAGCCCCTTGCTGTATGACTGTTTCATTATAACTTTAATGCGTTTGCCGTTAAGCTCTGTATCAACATTTATCACTCTTACAGTAAGCTGACCTGCAATACAGCCGCCGAGTTTAAACTCCTTGCCGTCACTGATTGCCTGCGTAAGTTCAAGACTTTCAGATACAATATTCTCGCCCGTGATGTTGGGAATATCGTTGTCAGGAAAGCTGATAATTATTTCCCTTTGCAAGCTGTCGTTCAACAGTTGCTTTTTGACCTCATCTGTTAAATTTATCATACCACACCCCCTTAATACTCAATAAGTTCAATGCTTATCGGGTTGTAGCGGATGTCTGTCTTGCTTGCGTCCATAATCGAAAACTCAATATCGGGAATATAGAAATATCCGCTGTCATATGAGTTTGTTTCATCGTTCCAATATGTAACATAGCATTTGCGTTGTACTGTGTTCACGATTGCAGAATTAATAATATTCTGCATATTGATTTTCTCGTTCAAGTGCAGAATGTGGGTAGAAAAAGTAATGCTTGTCTTACCTGTCGGCAGTGTTGAACGCTGTAAACTGCCGTTATCGTCACGCTCGGCATCGTTGTCCATACGCTGATCAGGTGTTGACGAATATTCAGCAAAATAGTTATTAGGAAATTCGGTATTTCCGAATTTTAGTAAATAACCTTTATAATTTGACATACTGCACCTCCTTTACGCAAATGCCGATTTGCCGTTATGGCGGTTTTTATAAAGTTCGTTTTGCTTTACGATTTCGTTAAAAATATCATTGCCGTTAATTTCAGCGACAAACTGATAGTAGTTACCGCCGTTGTTTCTGAATATTACGAACATCTCATACAGCTTTTTAAGATACGACAGAATTTCGCCGAGAATTACCGTATCCTGACCGCCCGAATTGTCGAGCATACCCTGTAACTTGTTAAGAGGCGCAATAACTTCCGGATTGCCCGAATTAGCTCCTGCGTTATCTCCGACTACCGCAAGTGTCGGTGCTTTGACAAGTCCGCCTTTGGCGAGCCTTGGCAAGGTAACCTTATTAAGCCGACCTGCGTGCCATTCCTGCCCAAACAACTTGCCTATCGAATTTGCAACCGTGTCCACACCCGACAACATTTTATTGATTGCAGAAATAAAGCCGTTTATAAAGTTTTCAAGTCCTGTTAGTGCATTGTTAAGAGGAGTTTTTAGAATGTCATAAATCGGACTAAAAGCATTAGAGAACACGTTTTTGATAGGTGTTAAGGCTTTTTGCATTTTGCCAATCATCGAGTTAGTAGAAGAAGTAATCTTACTTGTGTTTTTACTGAAACTGTCTGCACTTTTTGAGCTTGATGTTTGAACTGTATCGCCGAGTTCATTGAATTTATCTTTTGAACCGATAAGTACACCCTGTGTGTTTTCATTATCACTGATAATAGAGCTTGATGACTTTTTAACTTTGTTAGATGACATTTTTACAGAATTTGATGCCGCTGCTTCAAGCTCTTCCCAAGTTGTAATGTTATCATCTTTCAATAATGAAAGTACGGCGTCTTGACTTAATATATCATCATTTACAAGTTTAATATATTTGCTGTAGTCTTTTGTCCCACCGTTCAGAACGCTAAGTGAATCACCTGTTTCTTCAAGTTTTTGACTATATCCATCAAGTGCGTCTTGTCCTTTTTGCTGTTCATCGGTCATCTCTGCAATGTTTGCCGCGGCACTTTTTGCTCTATCAGTTGCGCCAATATTCCAAAATAAAGAACGAATACTACCCTCTGGGGTGTAAAAGTTTTGAAAATTATTACCGATAGTATCGTATAAATTTTTATACACATTTTTATTTAATGTTCCACTATCTAATTTTCTTTGCAATTCTTGTGCTGTCTTTGTTAAGTCACCTTTTTGCTTAATCAATTCATTTGCGAGTATTTTAGCTTCATCTTTACTTAATTTACTTTGATTATAAATTTCGTCAATGAATTCTTTTGTTGCTTCATCTGTATTATTTTCTTTTAACAATGCTTCAACTTCGATTTCTTTCTTAGCTTTCGCTGTAGATAAATCAGAATACATTGAACTCAGTGTCAACTTAGCTTGTGCTATTTCCCATTGATTTACTAAATCATCAAGATTTTCAGAAACTTCGTCTATGTTGTCTTCGATAACGATTTTACCGTCAATTTCTTCAAGTGTCAGAGTATTCCACTGCTCGTCAAAACCGTTGACTTTTTCAGACAACAAATCGACTATTGTCTTATACTCGCCCTTTTCGTCTTCGTCAATTGTACCGTCACTGATAATTTCTTGCAGTCGCTCTTTAAGCTTATCCACATTATCAAAATTGACTTTCATATCGAGTTGAGTATCGTTAAGCTCGTCCATTTTGCTTGACATCTCATCAGATAAAGATTTCCATTTATCTGTAAGTTCTTGCGTTTTGTCGAGTTCTTTCCTAAGTGACGAATTGTTCCACTTATAATCGTTGTAAGCCTCAATCGCAACTACGATAGCAGTAATTGCACTTGCTATTGCAAGCAACGCATTTGCACTCATTACTTTTCCGATGTTCTGAATAGCAGATGTGACCTTTCCTATACTGCTCGCAATAGCCTTACCTGTCTTAAAAGCTAAAACAGCCGTGGCAACAGCACCGATACCTCCAGCTACTGCTTTTAACACAGACGGACTTATTTTTTTAATAATATCTGAAATAGCTTTAAGTGCTCCGGCAAATGCATTAAGCAAATCAGGTACAACCTTTTCAATAGTCCACTTTGCCAAAGGTAAAAGAATAGTTTTATAGGCTTGTTTTAGCTTATCGCCGCAGGCTTTTAACAGTTCTCGGAAAGCTCCGCTAAGTGTTTCAACCGCTTTTGCAACAGGGTCAAGGTTTAGGTCTTCAAGCCACTCAAGCCTGATTTGCGACATATCATCAAGGAAACCTGTTATATCCTCTACTATACCGAGAATGTTCTCCCATATTTTCTTACCTGTATTGTTTTTATCCCAAGCCTCTTTTATCTTGTTTCTTAGCGTTTCTGTGAAATTATTGCAGTTGCGAATAATATCAAGTATATTACCCCATATTTTCTCGCCCTTGCCGTCATTCCACACTTCTCTGAATGTGTCACCAACAGTATTTACAAGTTCGACAAGACTGTTCCACTTGTCGATAAATGACTGTACAACGCTGTCGCCTAACCCTGCTTTATCCCATGCTTTTTTGAAAGCTCCCGCAATGTCGCCAATCGTGCTGAATGCAGTATCAAGCAAAGAATTGATGTTTTCAAGGAATTTTTTACCTGTACCGTTATTCCATACATTTTTCCACGATGTACCGATTGAAGATACTACACCTTTAATATTTGTTAGTGCAGTTTTAAAACTTTCAAGCGTTTTGCTTTGGGTTAAGCTGTTAGTTTTTTTGCTGACCGTTGAAGTAACACTGCCGTTGTTTACAGTAGTAGAACCGCTTTGCGTTGTATCTGTTGCTGTTGTGTCAGCTTTCGTAAGAATATTCAGTTTGTCAAAACCTGCTATACTGCGTTTGGCTTTTTCTGCACTGCTTGCTACATTATCAAGCGCAGTGGAACTGTTACTTGCCTCATCACTCAAACCTTGAGCAGCGTTAGCCGCAGTTGAAATATTACTTGCAGTATTACTGCCATCGAAATTAAAAAGGTCGGATAATGAATTAACCGCATTTTTTGCGTATTCTGTAAGTTTTGCGATAGCTGACGACAACTTTTGTACAATGTTAGTTGCTACTTGAAGAATAGGTTTGCCCACAACCGCAAGCAACTGATTCCAACTCTCTTTTAAGTTGCCTGTTACATTTTCCCAACCGTCTGATTCTCTGCTTGCTTGTCCCATAGCACCCGAAAGTTTATTTGCGTCTTTTACCATTTCAAGTAAAGTAAGCTGTTTCTGTGATTCAGAAAGTTCCGTAAACGATTTACCGTACAACTTGTTTGCCGCTGCGTTTCGTGTTGTTTCTGTACAAGACAAGCCAAGTGCGGCATCATTTTCAAAGTTTCCTTTCAAGAATGATTTCAGGCTTTCGGCGGTATCTTCAAGCGAACGGCCATAATATGCCGCACTGTCGGCTGTTACCTGTAAAGCCTCTTGCATCATATTAAGAGCGTCTGCACTGTCCATACCCGTAGTTTTTGCAAAGGCATAAATGCTTGTTCCGACACCCTGCAAGCGTGTTTTCAAAATACCACTGTTTTTAGATACCGTAGCAATAGCACTTTCAGCTTGTGACTGCATTGAGCCAAATGTTTGTTCAAACTGCGAATTTGCGGCATTAACATCTGCCGCCGATTCAATGCACTGCTGACCGAAATTCTTAACAGCTGCAACCGAAAAAGCAGCCACAACCGCTGTACCGAGTTTTTTTAACTTAGCAGACATCTTATTGCTTACGCTGTTTGCCTGCTCCTGCACTGCATTAAGCGATTTAGAAAAGCCTGACGAATTAAGCACAAGTTTCAGACCGATTTCGCCAACTGTAGTAATCATATAATCACACTCCTTTCTGTAAAATTAAAGGGCACGGCAAAATGCGGTACCCTTGTGGTATAAAAACAGCGCACACCCGAAGATGTACGCTGTAATTAGCTTATTTAGTTGTTATGAGTTCTTTGCTTCAAGTTTCTTTTGTGTTATACCTGTCATAAAATCTCTCCTTTTATAATAAAATGTTACTTTATTTCACATTTTCTTTATATTACCAAAAATATACATAAAAGTCAAGATTTTTATAAAAATAAACAAAATTGTATGCAATATTTACATATTTGCAAATATCATTTCAAAGTCATGCAAGGCTGTGTTTATGTCAGCCTGTGTGCGTTTATTTGCTGTGCGTGAACGCCACTTATTGCGTATTTTATGTTGAGATGATGTAAAGTTCTTCAAAACATTTTCATCGTTCTCAAGGCGAATTTGAGCCGTTCTCGCAAGAGGCGTGTCAGCTCCCAAGCCACACAGCAGGGAGCTGAACTCCGCCCAAGTCATCTTTTTAAAATCTTCGGAGTAAATGCTCACCCCGTACTCTGACTTAAAACTCGATACGATTAAATCGAAATCATCTATTAAGTCGTAGCCGGGGTCTGAGTTTCCCCCTCGCTGTCCTCGTCAGCAATAAGCTCCGTTGCTGTTCTGATGAGCGTTGAGAGGTCGGCAAACGAGAGATGAAGTTTTGCAATCTTTTCTCTGTTCTCCTCATCAAAAAGAAGTTCAAGAGCCGATAAGATGTCCGATGTTTTTACGCCGTCCTCGCTGTCAAAAAGCGCAACCGTCTTAATGAAAGAAATTGCGTCATTGTTGACCTCAATTTCTGTGCCTTTGATAACAAGTTTTGGCTTTTCGTCAAAATTAAGCTTGTTTGTAATATCAATGATTTTTGACATTCTTTATACCTCCTTAGGCTGCAGGTGTGTATTCGGGCTTGCCGTTTGACATAACCTCAAATTCAAGAGGTGCAACACCTGTGCTTGCGCCTGCGCCGTTTGCTGTTACAGAGATAACCGCATTCTTGAAGAGTACGCTTGCACCGTTCGGGAAAGTCCACTTAAACGGAAGCTGTGCGGCTGTGCCGTTCTTAAACGCAAGCTCTGCGATTTCATCGTTGCCTGCGTCACCGATTGTACGCTTGCCCTTTACAGAGATTGTAACGCTCTTGGCTGTCATAAGTCTTGACTTCCAACCCTCGTTCTCAAATGCTGTCCATTCCTCAACGCCGTTATCAAATGCCACCGAGAACTCCTCGCAATTTGCAATTGGAGTTGTGGCGGTGTCTGTACCTGTCTTACCTACCGCAAACTGATTTTCATAACATGGATAAACTCCACTTGATACTGCCATGATTATTTACATCCTTTCATAATAAAATTTAACTTCAATGACTTGCTCATAAACACCCTTGTCGTCTGTGCCTACATCGACAGGCTCGGGTGTGAGCAGTTCAATAATATAAATTGTGTGTTTGTTGATTTCAACATCTTTTACACTGTAAAGCGTTTCAAATAAATTGTGTGCCTGTCGCTCTGTTTCATTTGCGTTGTTGTTCCAATGCAAGAGTAAAGACACGCTGATTGTGTTGTATGTACTCTCGTCACCAATCGCCCTTACAGGCGCACCCGACTGCTTGAGAGAGTACACACCGAGGGACTTATCTTGTTTGTTATCGAGTTTACCGATGTAGTAATGCTCTGCTTTAAAGACAGTCTTTAAAAAGTCCCTTATGTCAGATAAATAAATCAAAGTCCTGCCTCCTGTTTGTAAAATCGAGCAAATGCCTTTTGACAAAAGTTTTGTCGTGTACCGCCCTTGAGCCAAGGTGCAAGCCACTTGCCGCCAGCATTCTTGTTTGCACCGTGTTTTTTACCGTCCTTGTCAACCCACACGGCGTGGTGGAATTTATATTCGGGATGAAAATACAACCGTCTGGCATACGGTGTACTCGATACGATTTTTGTTTCGCCCTCGGCAAGATTTGCGTAATCGGCAAAGGTGCTTTCGTTCTGCAAATTACCTGTATCAAACGGCATAACCTGCGTGTTCTTTATCTGCGTGAGCAATGCGTCTGTCGTTTTACGCAATGCCGTTTGCTGTGCTGTATCAAGCTGTTTTAGTACAGGCAAATTCAGCTTGATTTTTGATGTTACCGAAAACCCCATTAAATCACATCCAATTCCGTATAATTCACTGTACCGTCAGGGTTGCGGTGTTTAATGCCTTGTACGATGTTACGCTTTACTCCGTCAAGCACTACAAAGCCTGCGCTCAAAGTGGGGCTGTCGGGAGCAATGTCACCGTCAAAAAGCAGCACTGCAGACACCTGCACGATTTTCTGTTCTTTTGTGTATATGGTCTTTGCTTTTGACTGCATATTGCAATGAGCATTACCCGCAAACAAATTAGTGTTCGGCAATAAGGTGTCTGACGGGTATATTTCTCCGCAGCGGAAAGCAACAACAGGAGAGCCGTCCTCGGTTATTCCCTCACCGTAGATTGTGACCTCGACAGGAGTTTTACAGAACTGCTTTTTTACAAGTGACGGAAATTTCAAAACATATCACCTCATATTGCAGGATAACAAAGCCCTGTTGATTTAAGCAGAGAGTAGAGGTCCGCAGGAATTGCCACACCGCTTATGCACATCAAATTCCAACTTGCGCCAAACTCCATACCCACACCGTTGATGTTGTAATTTTTCAGATAGGAAGAAATCATATCGGCATTTTCTTCTTCAAAAGCAGTAAGTCTGCTATGCACTCTGCTGATGATTCTCTTCTGCATTTCCGAAAGTTTTTCAAAATCAATGCGGTTAAAGGTCAGAATGTCGATGTGCTCGGCGGAGATAATGCTGTTTTCATCTCCGCCCTGCTGTTCAATGTAATCAGCATACATTACGCAACCGCCGTTGTGTCAACATCAACATAAATACTGTCAATCTTGCCGTCTTTGCCGTTAGGGAAAACAAATGTATCGGAAAGTGTACGGTTCTGATAGAGCCAACCGTCACCCTCTGTATGTGCCCCCGGTGCAAAGAAGTAAATACTTGAAATCTTCGGTACAGTCTTGCAGGTATCACCACAAGCGACAAGAACATTGATTTTGTGACCGCCTGTGGCAGGTTCAAAACCACCGTTTGCAGGATTGAAGTTGAAACTGTCATAGAAACGCTCATCGTCAATAACCTCGATAACAGGGCAGCCGTCAATCTCGGTTACTCTTGTTTCAATTCCCATACCTCCCTCCGCAATCTGGGTAAGCTCAATCTTACGGGTAAATTCTGTTGACTGCTCAAGGCAATCCATAATGTTTGATGTTACATAAGCAACAAGTGTGCCTCTTGCCTTGTATCTGCGGAGCTTGCCGGCTGAAAGAATAGTCTTGAGCTTTGAGTAAGCGCTTGCTTTGGTCCATTCGGTTGACTTGGTAGCTGAATGATAGCCGTCTGTTGCCTGTGCCTTTGCGGCAACCTTTGAAAAGAAAAGTGCGTCTGTTTCGGGAGCAACCTGTGTCTGCTCAAACACCTTTGAAATATTCTCAACCTTTGCGGTTGCGTTAGTTTCGTCAACATCTGCCTTATCAACAAGGAACTCAATATCACGGTCGTGCTCGCAAGTGAAAGGAACATCTGTCTGTGTATATTTGCCTTTGTTCCAACCGCCCTCTCTGCTGTGGTTCTTAAAGCCTGTTGTTGACATCTGTGTAAAATGGAAAGTTCTTGCGCCAACCCACTTTACATTTGAAGTGATGAATGGTGATGTGAGTGTGCCCTGCATAAGAATTTCGAGCAAATCCGGGCTGAACTGCTCTGCATAGTTATTTGTGTTTGCCATAGTTAAATTGTCCTTTCTTAAATATTAAATCTGTTCCATTTCTTTGTCGGAACGCTTGAATTTGGTTTAGTACCGTCTGATGTACCGTTACCGTCACCGCCGATTTTCTGAACACCGCCTGCGTTTTCGCTTGCTTTTGCCTTGAGTGCAGGAATATCATCAAGCACTTTCTTAACCGCCTCGGTCAGCTTTTCTGTGTTGATTTTGCCGTCTGTTATAACGGCCGAAAAGTCCGCCATTTTGAGTACATACGGAATGCTTGCCACATCTACGCCCTGTTTTACGGCTTCGAGGGTTGCCGACTGATTGACTTCTGCTGTGAGCTTTGCGTTGTTTGCGGATTCAACTTCCGACTGAATTTTCGCAATGTCGGGTGTGTTCTTGGCTTTCTGCTCCTTAAAAGCACCGATTGCCTGTTTCATCTCATCTGCTGACAATCCCTGCTCCTTGAAGTATGACTTTAAAACCGTGTCCTCTGTCACGCTCTGCTTGCCGTTAATAAGACTTGCAAGCTTGTCATAATCGAATGCAGGTGCAGGGTTGCCCTGCGGTGTCGGCTGTGTTTCGTTTGGGTTAGGTGTTGGGTTATTTTCTGCCATATTTTATCAATCCTTTCAGTTATCGGGTGTCTCCCATAGTCAGTTTATAGAGTGTCTCTCTGTTTCAGTTTTTCTCGGTGTCTCCCGTAGTTTAATGTCTTCGGACAATAAAAACGCACCTGTGCAGTCACTCACAAGTGCGTTTTAAGCTGTTTTTGTTGTCTTTCTTTTCGGCTTTTCCGTAGCGTTTGGCTTATTTTCCGTAGCGTTGGACTTAACCTCTGTCGCAAAACCACCGTCAATGAGTTCCTTTGCTCTCTGCTCGGAGCACTCAAATACTTCATTAATCGGTCTGTTAATAAACCCCTCGGTCTTGTCGTTGAACGATGTAATTACTCTTACTTTCATTTTGTCACCACCTTTCAGTTTTTTGGTATTAAAAAAGCACTCAATCCGATTGATTAAGTGCTAATAATAAACTTATAAACCTGGTGTAATTTCTTTTATTCCCTTTGCGGCTTTATACATTCTTTGCATAATAGAGTTTTCTCGCAAATACTCAAGACCTTTTAAAGTGATTTCGGGTCTTGTCAATTCAACTTGCGGATAGGAACAATCATAAGACTCCCACACATTCACTCCTGTTATATATCCGCTGTCAAAAAGCATTTTTATTATTCTACACCATTTTGGTTTAGATATTTCCAACGATTTGTAACTTAATATTGAGTTATCAAATTCAGATATATCCATACTGTTTTCTAATTTCTTAAGTATTTCATATATAATCTTAAAATTCTCATCCATAAATACACCTTTCTAATGCGAAAACCGCTCACAAGGAGCGGTTAGTCTGATTTACTGTCTGTACTTTTTTTCTTTGCCTTTTCTTCTTCAATCATCTGTTCTAATTTTTTAACGGCTGATTCATTTGAGCCATCCAAAGAATGATTTATTTTATCCATTTTAATATCTCCTCTTCTTCGTATTTGCTAATAAATTTTCTAACAACCTTTCTAAATTCAGCATCAGATTGTTTTTTATTCTTACTCTTAACATTTTTTCTTCTTAACCTATCAAGATTGGTAAGTAAGTCCAACTTGTCATATGAGTTCTTTTTAATTAAAACCTCTACTCCGCCATTGTTCTTCACAACAGATATAGTTTTTATGGATTCACTTCCGATAAACTCAACTAAATCATCGAATGAAACGCTACTATCTCTTGGATGATTATGCATAACAAATAAATCTTTTCCGTGAAGAGCCGAACCAAAATTTATTTCCTTATCAGTACCTTTAATTGGTTTTTCAGTAGTCATTTCTGACAAATCACTTTTAAATACAAAAGCAACTTCGTTACCCTCGTTGTGTTCTTTTGCATATTTCAAAAGGTCTTTATGTTGTTTTTGAATTTCAATGCACTGCTCATCCGTATATCCGTCAACATTAACTTTCCAAACACGGTTGATAGCATTATCCGTTATAGGAGTGATAGGTTCTTCGCTATCCTCTTTTAGTATATCACCTTTTTGAGATTTTGCAACAGCTTTAGGCGAAATATCTTCTGCATTTTTAACCTTTTCCGCCAACTTATCCGCCCTATCGTGCCACTCGTTTGCTCTTGCTTTAGCAAACTTTTTGTTATCCTCGTCAAGGCTGTATTTTGCCCTGCGGTCAAAGCGTTCGGCTTGCTTTTCTGCGTGCTGTTGCTGTACTTCAAGTCCTCTTTGCCGGTCAAGCTCTGCAAGCTCGTCATCGGAGAGAGGTCCGCTCAAATCGTCAAGTTCAGGGTAGTGGGTGCTTGTGCTGTCCTTACAGCGTGGGTGAAAAAGTCCCTCCGCTATGGCGGTTGAAAGCAGCGGATAATCACCGTCCGATTTTTTGCCGTTTGAATACACATCATCAATAAACACCCTGCCTATATACTTTGCACAATCAGGGCAACCGCCCCGTCTTGAGTTTACCACAACAAGAGAAAGCCCGTACTTCGCTCTTTCTTCGCCTTCACCTCTTAGATAGGCTCTCTTGTTCGCCGTCTTGATTGCCACATCCGCATAGTCTGAAAGCGTGTGCCTTGCACCGTTTTTGTACTCCACACAATTAAGCCCTGCGTTGAGCATATCTTTACAAGCCATATCAACTGCTTTTTCGTAAGTGCCTGCACCGGTGTTTGCGTACACCTGAGCATTGAAGATTGCCTTGCGATACTTGTCATTGCTCATTCGCAAAACTGCCGTTTCTGCCCTCTTTAAATCGTCTGTGGTCGATTTTACAAGAGCATTGAGCTTACGGTTATTGACCTTAAAAAACTCGCCTGTGCTCGCTCCTGTGGGCATATTCGGTGTAAAGCCGTTCTTAATAGCCTCGAGGATTTTCACTTCCTGTTCTGCGTTGCCGTCGGCTCTTGCGGTGTGTATCGTTTCTTCAACCTTGCTGTTAATGCTCTTGAACTGCTTGCCAAATTTTTGGGCGTTCGTTTTGCGGTACTCCTCAAGCGCCTTTAGTTGTTCTGCCTGCCATTGGGTCCAATTATAGCCCTCTTTGGTTTCCTCTGCTCTGTGTCGGCTGAAATTGCGCATCATACTGTCAATAAGTTCATTTTCGATTTCTTCAAAGGCTTTTCCGATATCGTAATCACTCATCTGTCAGTCCTGCCAAATCATCGAATGACGAGGTTTCGTCCTCGCTTGCAATGCCCTGTTCTTCTTTTATCCTCTGTACCTCTTCGGCTTTCCAATCGTCCGATTTGCTGTCGCCGTACAGTTCCTCAACAGAGGTTTCAACCGACATCAAACCGCCCTGTCTTGCCTTTGACACGGTTTCAACCTGACTTTCAAACGACGGATTGGCGTACTCACCAAAGTTTACGGATACCTCTATTCCGTCAACAATTCCCTTGCCGTTAAGCTCACTGTCGGCATTCAACACCGCATTTACAAGGCTCTGCATAGCGTTCTCGGTGAGTTCAACAAGGTTCTGTCTTGTATACAGAGTTGTTTTTTCTTTTTCCCTCTGTGCCTCGGCATTATCGAGTTTTTTTGTATCAATACCGAGCGTTGACGGAGAAATAACCCCCTGCAAACAGAGGTCAAGTGCGGTGATGTATGAGCTTAAATAGCTTTCGTGCTGAATCTGCGGACTTTCTGTATAAATCCTGTTGCCGTTGCCGTTTTCGCTTGTGTCTGTGTTTACCTCAATAAATCTATTATCAAACGGGTTCGGCGCCATCGGCTGACAGGTTTCGGCATTGTATGGAATAAGGCAATTAGGTATGTACTGCTTTGGCCTGCAAGCTCTTAAAGCGTCCATCCACTGCGACCACGCCTCATCTAAGCTGTCAAAAGCGTCTGTCTTTGCTCCGATAATGCCCGCACCCCTGCCCTTATGGCACGATTTGCCGTAAATGACAGGTACTGCCCACATATACGAATTGTCAAAAGTCACACCCTGCGAATCAATCCACGAAAGAGCGTCAACAGCGTTTAAATCAACCTCTCTGCCGTTATCGTCATAGAGGGAATATTTTATATAGCCGTAACCGTAAGTTTCTTCAAAGCGATAACAGCGGTGTTTCTGCGTGTAATCGGTGTAGAACTTAATCTCTCGGATTCTGCCACGCACATATGTAAAATCAATCTGTTCGGCAGGGTACCACTCGACAATCGGCACATCTGATACAGCCTTGTCAAAGCTGATTTTAAATGCACCGTCGCCCACAACGCAAAGGTCAAGGAGCATTTGCCTTACAACCTCGCTCAGGTGGTTTTCTTTCTCAATCTCTGCCCAGCGTTCGGCATAAGCTGTTGTACTCTTGCTTGTTACCTCTGTGCCGTTGTAGTCGGCAATGACTATGTTTGCAATCGTGTCGCACATAAGAGCAGGCAAGCCTGTGTGTATTTTGCGGATTTCAAGCCCCGCCGTACACCGAGCAGACCAAAAGCGTGTATTGTCGCTGTCAAGCTGTGTATAAAGCTGTGAGAGCTGTCTGCTGCTGCCCCAATACCAAATGCGGTTGGTAAAGCATTCGGTTTGATGATTGCTCGTTTCGTCAACGGTTATCGTTCTGTCGGGTGCTTTGGTTATATGTAAAAAATTTCTTAATCCTGTTCTGATAGTGTCAGCCATTCTGTTTATCAGCCCCATTTATTTCACTTCCAATAATATTTTTTTTAAACGGCAGCCACGCATACTGGCTGCTGTTAATGCAATGGTCGTGACCGTCCTCGGGTGTGTTGTCTTTATCTTCTCGCCAGCTGTAAATTTCAAACTCTGCAATCGTGTTCTTGCAATGCTCAAGAACAAAATAACAGTCAGTAGCAAGCCAGCCGAGAACGAGATTGATACGGTCTATAATCTTCGTCTTTTTCCACGCATTTGTAAAATCATAGATACAGCCATTTTGTCGCTTGTACTTCTGAAACTCGGTAATTGTCGCTTGGTCCGCATTATCAATAAAAGCAGTTCTCGCAAAGCCCCATTCCTCACGGTTGCGGTCAAGAAAATCAATAAAATTTCGTACCGTATCACTCGGTGCAATCGGTGTTTGTAGTTCGGCATTGTTGTACACTCGTTCGTCAAGCTGAATACACTTTCCCTTGCTTGTAATGCCGAAAAAAGTCATTGCGATTGTGTCGGGCGATTTCTGCGAATAGGCAGTGTCAAGTCCTGCCGTAAACTGAATAAAATGCTCGCCTTTGCGATCAGAATTCAAAAACCGCTTTGCATATTCTTTTGTTTTTATGTGCCTTGCCCTCTCAAAGTTTGAGAACACAAGACCTGTTGCCCTGCCTCGCAATCCTAAAATTTTGTTTTTATAAAGCTTTGTTCCTTTTGGAGCAGAGGCTTTTTTCTTTTCAACCTGTTCGGGTGTAAGGCTTAAATTATCTGCAAAAGAAAAGAACCAATACCGCCAATTCGGTACGGGTTCTTCGGTAAGTTCTGCCATAATCTCGGGCGGAACATCGTTTGCGTATTTCTTAAACGGTCTTGAACGGTTTACAAATTCCTTGTAAACAGGCAATAACGGGTCATCGGGGTTAAGCGTTGCAAGCAAATAGTCATTACGGGTTGACATCTCTCGAATAAACTCAATGTCTGCTGTGTTAATTTCATCAATATACACGCAGCCAAACTGAGCACCAAGAACCATTTCCCATTTATCCCGGCTGCTGTAACCGAGAATATAGATAATTTTGCCCTCAAACTTGATATGCGGGAGCTTGTAGTCCTTGTCGCCGTTACCGCAATAAACAGCGTTTCGGTGCAGGTCAAGAATACCATTGTCCTGCTGAATGATAGTTTCCTCCGCCTTGCCGGTTGTCTTGGCGGCAATGGCATGTATCTTTTTGGAACTTTGCGACACCATTCGCATAAACTTTACACCGGCACCGACCGTTGTCTTGCCCGATGCGGTAGTGCCCTCAAGAAATTCAGCCGACACATTTGTTGTGTTTATGAAGTCAATGTACTTTTGCGACAAAGGAAAGCTACTCACTCAAGCCCTCACCGCCTAACTGTCTGAACACATCAGAGAGCTTTTCGGATTGCTCAACCTTTGCGTCAACCTTGACAATGTATTCACCCGTCATTTTGTTGAGTGTATCAATCGCACGAATACGGTCTGACGGGTCCTGCTCGGCACTCTTTGCAATGTCAGAGAGAGCAACCTGTCTGTCCTTAGCACTCATAATGCGTTCATCTTTGAGCTTGTCGGACAACTCTTTGATGTATTTTGAAACTCCAACATTCTCCAACAATTCATACGCTCTTGCGTTTGCGTAATTTTCTGAATATCCTGCCTGTATCGCACTCTGAACGGTGTTACCGCTCTGCGCATAATATTCCGCAAACTTCCTCTGTCTTGCATTTAATTTGTCTTTCACGGTATCACCGCCCTTTCGATTTTTCGATACAGCAAAACCGCCCTCAAGTGAGAGCGGTCTGCCGTTGTCTTGAAAATTAACTACAAAATATCTCTTGTTGTTGGCTTCTTCATTTTATATTATACTGCACCTAAACCGAAAAACCGAACAACTTTTACCAAAAAACCGAACAACTTTTACCAACGGTGGCGGTTGCACATAATTCTTATGTTATCCGGTGTATTTATTCCGCCTGTATCAACTGCTATCTTCGCCCAGCTGTATCGCAAGCTAAGGTGCATAAACAAACAGTTCTCCACAAAATTGTCACGAGATAGGCTGTTGAGCGCTGCGTTTCGGCGGATTTCAAGGTTTTGTATCTCTCTCTGAATATCTGCAATCTGCACCACCGCATTGCCTACCTTGTCGGAGGTCTGACCTGACGGAACGATTCGTTCACCCAGCGTGCCTGCTGTGTTATCCGCCTCGGCAGAAATGCGTACTATCTTCGCCCTCAGTCTCGAAATCTCTCGGTTAATCTCCTTAATCTCTTTAGCCGTCAAGTTATCACCTCCAAATCATCAAGATAATCAGCTACAATGCCATATGCAAGCAACATTCCCTCACTTATGTAATAGTTTCTGTCTTTTCGACTTTTTCTGTCGTTAAGCCTGTTCAACTTGTCCTGTTCACTTTCTATGCGTTCGGATATTTCTATTTTCAGTTCGTCAAGTGTCATTAATTTTCACCCTATCATAACTTCTCTCATTTACTTTCACTTCTATTAAATATGATTTCGTAAACAACTTCGTTATGGTATTTCCCGCATCTATCCTTAAAAAAGTCTGTAAACACAAACTTTTTGCCGTTATAGTGTTTACAATAGTTATCATAATGCCCCTCAACAGGGTTTCCTTGAATCATTCTCCATTCCATTCGGTGAATATGGTAGTAATTGATTATCTTTTTTAGTTCCTTGTAAACATCAAATCCAATCGTAGTATTATTCCTATCAAAAGCGAACAATCCAAAGTTATAAACACAAGAAGAATACCAATCAATAGAATATGCAAAATACCCTATTAGCTTGTTGTCCTCACCGATAATAGCATATTGATAGACATTTCCGCTGCTATTTTCTTCGATTTTAGGCAATTCATTGCCCAAACACCCCATATAAAAAAGCATATTGTCGGTATAGCTATATTCTAATAGCTTTGCAAATATTTCATCTCTGTATAATATTGCAGGTTTAAGCATTGTTTTTACTCCTTTAAAGTTCTGACTTTTTCGCCATATCTGCGAGTTTGACCTCTGAATAATATTTCTCTCATTTACTTTCACTCTCCTCAATAGGAATAGGCTGATTCCAGCATTCAATGTGGTTACTTTTTTGCGGATTCTCATTCGACCACTTTTGAACTATTTCGATAGCCTCTTCGGGATGATGCATTTCATAATCTACACAAAGCCTTCCTTTACCATTATTTTTTTCGCTCAAAGGGCAGTTTGCACACTTAATTTTACAAACACCTGTGTTTGTTATTTTTGTCATCCTCTTTTTCTCAGCAAGATAATTTTCAGTTTTAAAGCAATCAATCATTTTCTTTATCCTCCTTAAATTCTTCCAAGCCTTTCGAGTGCTGTATATTCTCCGTAGCTTAAGTGCGTTCCGTGTTGCTTATTATACAAATTGATTTTCTTGCATTTTTCTTCAAGTGTATCTGGTTTATTGTAATTGCGTGCTGCTGTTTTTCTTAATTTGCTGTTTTTGATAATTTCTCTGTGCTGTTGTTTTCTCATTTCAACACCGCACTCGGTGCAGTATTTTTGATTTGCACTTCTTTTTTCAAATGCTTGCATACATAATTCGCAGATTGCCTGTTGTTTCATTGTTTCATCTCCCTTACCTTTTCGCTTATTCTTTTAACAAATCCGTTCTCATTTGTTAATAGCTCTATCGTCTGCAACGCAAGGCTTAGCATTTCGTCTTTGGTTGCCGCCTGCTTGTACATCTTGCGAACGAGATCGGCGGATTTCTTTATATTGTCCTGTATTCTCATACATAGGCTTAAATACTCCTCGCCCTCATCGTGGTACTGTTTGTACTCACTCTGCAATTCCTGTTGAAGCTTCAGGCAAGTAATCATATCCCAGCCTTTATGACGATTGTTGTAGCCTACCTTTGCAAGCTTTGAAAAGTATTTGTATTCGGCAGGCGGATAGTCGGTATAATCAAGCTGACCGTCAATAGCTTTATCCTCAAGCCTTGCAAACTCTGTTTTGTCTTTAAAATTTGGTTTCATATATTCCTCCCTGCGGAGGCTTGTGGTGGGTTGAAGCCATTTTTAAATAACCCTTTATATATATAATATTTTTATTTTTCTTATACGAAAGGTTATAAAACCCCTCAAACCCTCCTCAAGCCACCACACTAACATTCAGAACGAATAGAAATACCGGTGAAATAATTGTAATTTCTTCCCTTTATCTTCTCAAATCGTTTGGCAAGTTCGGTGCTGAACTTGGTATTTGACATACAATATTCGTTGTTGCTGTCTGCCCACGATACATAGGCGGCATACAACATACTTGCCTGTACAGTGCCCTCAAGAGTACATTTATCCTCGATAAAAGCAGAAATAACATCCATTTCACGCCTGTACTCTCTCACACTCTTTAATACAGCGGCTGGCATTTGCAGGCCCTCTCTCTGCCACATCAGACAGCCGTCAATGCACCATTTAAAAATCCCTGTCATCTCCGCCTTTAGCTTATGCGTAAGGTTCTTATCTACCTTGTCCTCGGGTATCTGCACATCGAACGGTATCATATGTATTCTTCGCCAAATGCCTGTGTCTGTGCCTCTGATAATAGGTTTATGGTTTGTCGCCATCCATAATTTGAACTCGGGTTTAAACTCAAATTCCTCACTGTACAACTTTCTTGCTGTTACCGTATCGTCACCTGTAAGCTGTTTTAAAAGTCCCTCATTCAGCCGCACACCCTCGTTTGGCTCTACCGATGTAACAAGTCTTGCGCCCTTTAATCGAGCAATGTCGCTGTTTATGGCATTGCTCTGCGAGCTTTTCACCATAATGGTTTCGGGCTGAATATTCGCCGCATAATCGCCGAAAACATCTCTTATTACATCAATAAAAGTACTCTTGCCGTTTCGACCTGTACCGTAAAGAAAAAATGCACATTGTTCCGCCGTTGAGCCTGTCAGACTGTAGCCTACCGCCTTTTGAATGTATCTGATTAAGTCCTTGTCGCCTGCAAAAATATCGTCAAGGAACGCAAGCCAACGAGGGCAGTCGGCAGCTTCGGCGCAATCGACCGAAGTAATCTTTGTAAAGTAATATTCGGGGTTATGTGCCTTTACATCGCCGTTTTTCAGATTAATAATTCCGCTTGGCGTGTTGAGTGCCATTTTGTATCTGTCCATTTGTATCGGCAAAATCGGAAGATGATGTTCAATTTCATTGAGCATTGCTTTTTTTGACTTATTTGAACGGCTTGATTTCATATGCTTTTCAAATGCTTTCGCCATATCTCCGCCGCTCTCTTCATCAGCCTGCAAGTAAAGCTTTGCCTCGGCTTTCATAGCCTCAACGCACTTGTCTGCCATTCTTAAGATAACACCGAGATTGTCAACGCTCCACCTCATTGAATTATAAAAATACCATTTCTTTTCCGTATAGCAGTAGCGAACATTTTCGCCAAACAGGTCAACAAACCTTTCTGCGTTGCCCATATCGTCAAATGTATATGCACGCATTTTTTCTTCGTCAACAGTCTGAATAACCTTGCCGTTGCCTATTGAAATCGAATAATCGTTTTGTTTTTTAGGGTTATAGGTCTGACTGCAACCCGATATTGCTTTTTGCAGGGTGATTACTCCGTATGTAGTGCCTGACTGCTTTCTGTCCCACTTGTCACGCATTAAACCCGATTGGCGGAAAATTGCGTCCATTTTTTCGGCATCGCAGCCGCACCAAAAGGCAAGCATATTACAAAATGCCATATCCGCCTCGCTCTGCGATGAGTAAGCCGAAAAGTCACCGCTGTACAGAGCCTTAAAAAGACTGCCGTTCTTAGCGTTGCAGGCGGCTCTGACAATGTCATCAACGGAATTTAAATTGACCGTAATGTTCTGCCTGTTCGGCTTAGGCTCTGCCGCCTTGCCGAGATATTTGGAGTGCAACGGCTTAACACTCTCGGTACAATCGTTGATGTATCCGTATTCCGAGCAGTAGTTTCCTGTCACAACGAAAAATCTGCCGTTCTCGTACATTTCAAAACCGCCCGAATCATTCTTCGCCTTACGCTTGCCCTCGGGCAGATGACCTTTGCATATAATATGGATACCGGTTTTGCTCTGAGAATACTCAGCGTAACTCTGCAATGTGTTGACAAATTCACTTACTATGTTGTCAGCTCCGCCGTTTTGGTAGTCCTCAATATCCTGTGGCATATCGTCAAGGTCAATACCGAAGAACGGCGAATTTGAGAACATAAAGCCTATGCCCGAATACTTGCCTGACTGCCTGACAGCGGTTTCAAAATCCGACCAAGTGTCCGAGTTATTCGGCATTGCAAAGCCACCCGTTCTTGGATTTATCGGCTTCTTAGAAATGCCGCTGTGCGACTTCGGATCAGGGTATGCCTGCCAACACACCCAATTTTTATAGCCTTTTAATTCCTGCGGAATTGCACTGTATTTATCGTTAAAATTTGTAAATCCCATATTTTATATCTCCTTATGGATTCTTATGAATTTCATATGTACCGACTTAAAATTCAAAAGTTGCATAAATTAGTGCAATTTCCGTAAAAATTTTCTGAATTAAAACGGTAAATCATCATCAAGCGGCATATCCGTAAAGCCTTGATTTGTCGGCTGTGCTGATGCATAGCTTTGCTGTGGCTGTGCATAGGCTGTAGCTGTATTGGTTGTCGTCTGCTTTGGAATATGCTTTACAGTCGGATATTTTGTAGGATTTCTCCAACTTACTCGCTCCTGTGTTTTTCCGTTGTATTCTTCGTGCTTTATAGTTACACGCATCGGCTTATTGACAAGCTCACCGCAGAACTGCTCAAGACTGTCGTACTCCTTGCCATCGGGAAGTCCTGCCGCCTTGCCGAGTGCCATAATCTGACCATAGCTGTATCCCTTGACCTGCAAGTCTGCGTTTGTAGGCTCTTTCTTCTTCCACAATGTATCAAATATATATCCATTTTTATAGTTCTGCTCAACATCATTTCGGATTACCATTGAGATGTTCAGATTTTCTTTGCCATTCTTTGCTACTCTCTCCTCAACCTTAGCTATAAGGCACTCATAATCGCCCTCAGGCTTGATTGAGCTGCCCTGTGTTGCTTCGTTCCAGTTTGATTTAAAACCCATGATTATTCCTCCAAAATTAATTTAATTGCTTCATTGGCACTTCTGCATATTCCTGCTACCGCACCGTTAAATTTCATCATCTGTAAAAAGTTATGCTGCTTTTCGGTTGCTCTGCCTTTTGCTGTTTTAACCTCAATGAATACCGCCTTGCCGTCTGATTTTCTGACACCGAATAAATCAGAAAACCCCGGTGGTACACCTGTGCTGAAATATCGTCCGTCCTTTGTGTAACCCTGCCCGACATTGATACGAAAAATATCGCAGTACGGTGCAATTGCAAGGCGGATTTCATTCTGTATAGCGTGTTCTTCTGTCAAGCTATCAATCCTCTCTTTCGTGCTTGATAATACGCCCAGCCGGGCTTATAGCCGTGTGTTTTTGCGTAAACAAGTAAATCGTTGTAGCTGCCGCAATCAGATGGTGAACTGAAATCGAGCTTAAAGCCCTCAACCTTTATAAGCTCTGCGCCAGTATCAAAATCTACCTTTCGCTCTGCTGTCGGAAATTCATATCCGCATCGAGGACACACGGCTTTCTGCCCCGCCGGCGGTGCAGAGAATGTAAAAAAACACTCGGGGCATTGCTTGACCTTTGTTGCCTGCTCGTCTTCAAGCTTTTTAACACTCTTTTTCTCTCGTTTTTCAAGTGACCATACCCTGTCATCATCAGGCATTCCGTGTCTTGCATAGTTGCCCACATGGTCAATGATTACCGCCCTTTTGTTCGGTCTGTATCGCATACATCGCATTGACTGCTGAATGTAAAGCGTAAGGCTGTGAGTAGGTCGGAGCAGAATTGTACATTCGCAGTCGGGCACATCAAAGCCCTCTGAAATCAAATCCACATTGCAAAGAATTGTAATTTTTCCGCTGCGAAACTCGTTTATAATCTGTTCTCTCTGCGCCTTTGGAGTTGCTCCGTCAATATGCCTTGCGGATATACCCGCTTCGCAAAATGCCTGTGCGGTTGCCATACTGTGTTTGACAGTTGAACAATAGCACACCGCTTTTTTGCCGTCTGCAAGCTGTCTGTAATACTTGATTACATCTCCGAAAACTGTATTTTTAGTCATTGCTTTTTCTATCTCGGAGGCGACATATTCGCCCATTTTGGTGTGCAGTCCTGTAAGGTCGGCAACACTCGGAGCATAGTAATCATATGGGGCAAGGCAGTTATGCTCAATGAGCCACTTGGTACTTACTCCTACAATCAGCTTATCGTTGACATCACCCAAGCCGTCACCGTTTAGACGAATAGGTGTAGCCGTAACGCCCACCCTCGGGACATCGGGAAAGTATTCGTAAATGCGTTTGTAGCTTTGTGCAAGGCTGTGATGATTTTCGTCCGTAATGATTAACGCAGGCTTAGGAAGTTTTTTAAGCCTGCGTGTAAAGGTTTGTACCATACCAATCTGACATAAATCCATAAGCACACCCCAGCGGACAAAGGTTCTGAATATTTGGTCAACAAGCTCTCTCCTGTGAACAAGGAACAGCACCCGTTTACCGTTCCAAGTTGTTCGTCTTGCAATTTCTGCGACAATGCAGGACTTTCCGCCACCGCACCCAAGGACAATGCAAGGAGCTTTGTAACCCTCTCGCCAAGCCTGCCTTACTTGCTCCACAAGGTCATTCTGATACGGTCGAAGCTGCATTTCCGGCACCCTCTCTCTGCTTTTCCTGTTTCTTCTGCTTTATCAGCTTTGCGACACACTGCATACAGAGCTGTCTGCCGTAGTTTTTGGTCGTGCCGTCAATGATTTGCTGAACGGAACGGTTATTGCAAGCCATAATAACATCACCGCAATCGGTACATCTCGGAAGTTCAACACCCTTTGAAAGCCATTCGCCAAGCTGTTTACCGAGTTCGGGTGTAATTATGCCTGTCCAGCTATCAAGAAATGTTGTGTCCTTTGAAAGACTTGCATTGTGGGCACGGTCAAGCTGAAAGCACATATCAAATTCATATTCCGTATTTTCTCTCTGAACAGGTGCAAGTCCGATTTTGACGGGTACGGTTTTGCCCCTGTCATTTACTTCCATTGCGTATGCCATTTTTGCACGCATTGTAATAATTGTGTGGCAATCGACCGAGAGAATTGTATTCACAAGATTGTTCTGAATCTTGCCCGCCTCATCCCAAGCTGTATAATCGTTTTTTCCTCTTTGCTGAGCAATTTGCGATTTAATATCAAGCACACCGCCTTCGTTGTCCCAACAATGCGAAAAACTGTCAATAATAACCGCACCGTCAGAGCCTACAATTTCAGCCGCCGACTTTACATATTCAATGTACTTATCAGGTGTATACGGCGGTGTCATTGAGGCATAGAGAAACTTACCCGTATTAAGGTCTGTTCTGTCGGCATAAAAGCGACCTCTTTCATGTTCTGTATCAATCAAAGCAACCTTTGCCCAATCGCCTGTAATGCCGTATGCAAGATACAGACTTGACAATGTTTTTCCACTGCCTGACGGACCTGTTACAGCAATTCGTGCCTTTGATTTTGCTCTTGTTACCTCTGAAAAATCAATCATCTGTAACACCTCACTTAATATTCAATGACTGCTTTGATTCCATATGTACAAATGGGATTTTCTCGCCTTTTTTGCACAACGCTTTGACATCATTCTTCTTGATTGACGGCATTTCGTACTTGAGCAGGTTATCGTTATTCTTCTGTGCCCAATTTACAAATTTAATTTCATCGTCCACAACAAGGCTTGGTGCATTGTTTCGGATTGCTACGACCGCTTTTGGCATATCAACCTTATTCCTGCCTATTGCTTTCATCGAATTGAATAAATATGTTTCAAGGCTTTTTACCTGTCGCTCTTTCTGCGACTGCCTCTTAGCAATTGCAGATTTCTCAAACTTGAGTATATTAGCCTCTGCTTTAAGCTGTTTGATGTAGACTGCAATGCTTTCTGCTTTCTCGTCAAATTCGCCCTCAATGCCCTCGAGTGTATCAAACCACGCTGTAAGCATTTTTTCTTTGTATGCCTCAACATCTTCGATAATATCGCCGTTGCCGTCAATCGGCTGACCGTCTGCGTCAGTATCGGGCTCATATTCGTTTATGTCTTCAAATTGGCTGAATAATTCAGCAAAGCTTTCCGTAAGCTCATAAAGCTTCATTGTTGCTCCCCCTTAAAGATTTATGTTTTGTGTGGCAAGTGCTTCTATTAAATGTTCAACCTTGCCCTTGAAAAATTCCTTGTCCTGTGACTGCTTGGCGAAATCGAGCATACGGATAAAGCTGTCATATGCAATCGAAAAATATGCCTTAAAGACATCCTTGTCATCTGATGTACCGTCAACAGTCTGAACATTTTTCAGCCTTTCTTCATACTCCTCTTTCTGTCTGCGAAGAGCCTCTTGCTTTTCGTCCTCAAGCTGTTTTCTTACGATTTTTTCGTTCTCACGATATTCTGCTTCGAGTTCGTCATTGCGTTTGATGTTCTCACGCTCAAGTGCTCTGATGGTTTCGTTCAGTCTGCGCTCATTATCGCTCGGCTCTGCAACGGCAACCTCAATAGGACGGCTTTCAAGCTCCTGAACTTTATTCGTCAGCTTGAAATTTTTGTTCTTTTCCTCTGCAAGCTGATTTTCAATATTGCGATAGCTTTCTTTTGAAGTGTCCGCCTGCTGCTTGTAATAGTCTGCGTCTTTCTTAGCGTTATTGAGCTGTCTGCAATAGTCAATGCTCTTGTCGGTTGCCTCCTGCTTTTCGCCTTTCAGCCTGTCAATCTCTGCCTTTAACTGCTTAACCGTTGTGTTTTCAATGTCAAGCTTTTCGGCGATTTCAGCCTGTTCGGGTTCGCTTATTGTGGCGAGAAGTGATAGCTTTGTCATTCCGATTTGTGCAATCGATTGCACATTTTCAGCGTTTATTTTTTCTACAATAGAAATATAGTTATAAACATTTCTGCGTTTCATACCTACTTCATTCTCGCAGTAATCCTCAAAATTCGGATAGCCAAGCTCCTTATACAGCTTGTTGTCACGCATAGTCTTGAGTCCGTTGCACATATCCCATATGTTCTGCTGTGCAAGGTTTGCACTTACAAGAATTTTCTGATGCAGTTCAATGGCCTGCTGTTTCTGTGCCGTTATTTCATTCATTGTTATTACCTCTTGATTTTTTATAAAATTAAGGATATAATAATGTTGATTGATTTCATATTATATCCTTGAACCGTTGAAAGCATTGCCGTGCTGTCAGCGGTTTTCTTCTTTGTAGTCAACATTGATATAATCAAGCACCCTTGCCCAGCCGTATCTTTCGGCTGTTTTATCGTCTGTACAGCAGTTATACATCCAGTACTCCCACTCTTTTGGGTTTCGCTCTTTGAGCAAGTCAAATCTATGTGGCCTTTTTTCAAGTTGAATACCAAATCCACACATAGAGCAGCCTGTTCGCTGTGCTTTTGTTGTATACAGAGTACCATCATCTTTGCGCTCAATCGTTCCGTAAATTTCAGGAACAGGTACTTCAAGCTCAAGCGCAAGTTGTAGAATATCCTGCCTGTTAAAAATAGCAAATGGAGCTGATCGCACCGTTGTCTTGCCAAAATAGTTACACCCATTAATCATAAGCGACTTTGCTCTTCTACCACCCTCAGACGCCATAAGTCCCAAATATGGCACACTGTTATGTTCTTTCGCCCAATCGTCGCAAGGTTTTTCTTTTAAATAGTAGCAGCATTTCGATGAAACTTTAAAATCCGGTATGCCATAATTCACGCCCTCATTTTCGTTCTCATAACCACCGAACTTTTCAAGCCACTTTTGCGACATTTTCATACGTGTGTTTTTCCTATAACCGCCAAACTCTCCCGTTTCACCTGTTATTATTGCGTGCCTTACTGTTTTATTTTTCTCGGTCGGATGTTGCAGAGTTTCAATCTTACCTGCAATCTCTTTTGACAGTACAGGAAATCCAAACTCCTGCAATATCTCAGGCTTTTTCCATCTATGCTCCGTTCCGTTTTCGTCCACATATCTTACAGCTGACTTTAAGCGCTCAATTCCTAACTGTTTATGTACTCTCTGAATGCTCACATCTTCAAGATAAGAGACGCTGATTCCCGGTGCGTGGATTCCGATTGATTTTAAAAAGATAAATAATGTAATACTGTCAAGTCCGCCTACGCTCACATGAACATTTAAATCACGCTTTGCAGCCTCGTTATAAAACTCCCATGCTCTTATATATGCATATCTTTTCTTGAACTCATAATCTTGTTTTTGCTTAACTTTAAAATCAGCAATCTTCTTCTCAGCACCAATTCTGTTAAGTCTTTCCATTATATTCTCTGCCATCCGTTACACCTCCTCCCCGAAAACATCATATGCATACATACTGTTAATGCGTTGTCTAAGCCTTGCGTTTTCGTTTTTGTAACCGCTGATTGCGTCATTCTTAATGCAAAGGTCAAGCCTTGCGTTCTCAAGCTCAATCTGCAAGTGCCTGACTAAGCTATGTAAGTGCTTGTTCTCGTCCTTAAGATTGCGTTTTGTTTTAATGTGTCTGAGTGCCATTGGTTATGCCTCCTTTCCTATGCTGTTCTCTGTGTATCGGCAAGTACTTGAGCGCTCATTCATCAGGCACCACTCTTGCTTTGAAAAGACTCTGAACAGGTATATCAAATTTTTTAGCAAGTCTTGATAACTCTTCTACCGTGAAAGTGCCCGGGTCTTTAATTCTTTTTCTGTATGTGCCCTCCGAGCAGTGTGCCACAAGGGCCTGCCCTTCGCGGTCAATACTTCTGATTTCAGCTTCATATTGTATATTAGCAATCAGTTGTCTTTTCATTTTATCCTCGGGTTTTGCTAATTTTCTTGGCATTTTTCTCACCCTTTCTTTTGTGTGTGGTATGGGGTTATGCTGTTTTCTGCTGTTCGGCAAAGTCCTGCTTATTGTACAGCTGATTTGCTATACTGGATTGTAAGATAAATAACAGAAATCAAGTGATACGCTTTAAGCGTAAATCTTTTCCAAAAAAAATAAAGTCAACAGGAAATCTATACAGTTCACCTATTCTATGCACCATATCCCAACTTGGCGAATATGTTCCTTTTTCGTAGTTAGAAAGAGTTTCCTTGCTAATATTAAGCATATCAGCTGCTTCTTTTTGAGATAAACCAGCGTTTACCCTTGCAGCTTTTAACGTGATTTTAGGATATTCCATTTGCCTCACCTCCTTGGTACACATATATAATATCACGCTAAAAGCGTAATGTCAAGCAAAAAGCGAAATATTTTTAAAAATATCTTGAATTTTTTACGCTTTTAGTGTATAATGCAAATATAACATAAAAGTAGGTGATCTAATGAGCGATAATAGTGAGCTTAACAAAAAAATTTTTGCAAAGAATTTAAACTATTATATGACTACTAACAATAAAACCCAATCGGATCTTGTAACGGACCTTAATTTAACGGCTTCGACTGTTTCTGATTGGGCAAATGGAAAGAAATACCCTCGTGTTGACAAAATGCAACTTTTGGCTGACTATTTTGGTATTCTTAAATCTGATTTGACAGAGGAACACGAAACATCAAAAATGACTGATGACATTGAACTCCAAGAATACCTCGAGGAGCTCAAGAACAGAAGTGAACTAAGAATGTTATTTAGTCTTACTAAGGGTGCTACAAAAGAAGATGTGGAAAAAGCAGTCAGAATTATTGAAGCATTAAAAAAGGATGAATAGCTTTGGGAGAAATTTTTATTAGAGGTTTAGAATTGCCGCTGACCGTACGAGGCGTAACGGTCTTAGATGAGGACGGCAATTACAATGTATATATTAATATTCTGCTTAGCTATGATACTCAACAGAAAGCCGCTAAGCACGAATTAAAGCACATTACATCCGAGCATTTTTATGATTATGAGCCTGTTGTACATAACGAGCTTGAGGCTAATGCTATATAAGAAAGAAGAATTAATTATGGGATTTTTAGATTTATTTAAAAATAAAAATAATAAATTAAAACCAAATACTCTTGCGTATGTTTTGGCTGATTGTAAGAAATTCAAAATTGATACAATTATTATGTTCACTGCCAAAACTTGTAACTATTGTTCAAAATATGGGCGTAAAAGAAACGGTGGAGGAAAAATATATTCAATAAGTGGGAAATCTAAAAAGTACCCTGCATTATCCACTATACCGTCAGATTTGCTACTCGGTAGATGTCCCAAATGCGATAAAACAATCTCTTTTAATACCTACTATCCCGAACTTGAGGATTTAGACAAGCCGTTTTCAGATAAAGAAATAGCAGAGCTTGACCGCCAAAGGAAGAAGAAATGAACAAAGTCCGTATCCTCGGCAAAGCCGTAGGGTTTTACAGTAACATTTATTAGAATAAAAAATCCGCCCTAAAATAGGAAATCAATTTCCCATTTTGGGGTGATAAAGCGAAAATGTCCAATCGATTGGACAAAACAAATTCTGAAAATGTGCAATCGATTGCACAAATCGGAATGATAAAGCGAAAATGTCCAATCGATTGGACAAAACAAATTCTGAAAATGTGCAATCGATTGCACAAATCGGAATGATAAAGCGAAAATGTTTACTCGAGTTTACATTTTGCAGTAATGTTAGTGTGGTGGCTTGAGGAGGGTTTGAGGGTTTTTATAACCTTTCGTATAAGAAAAATAAAAATATTATATATATAAAGGGTTATTTAAAAATGGCTTCAACCCACCACAAGCCTCCGCACATAAGCAATAAAAAATCCGCCCTACCCTGCGCCAACAGGATAGAGCGGAAACCATTACACATAGGGTGCAACGGTACTTAAACAGCAATATAATTGTACCATACTCCCTTGTGTTTTGCAAGTTTTGCAGATAAATAACACAAGGGATTTTTGCACCCTTTTTTAAACAAAAGGAGTGTTTTATATGGCAAAAGCAAAAAAACTTAAGTCAGGGAACTGGCGTGTTTTAGTTCCTGATTACAAGGACAAAAGCGGCAAGTGGCACTACAAGTCATTTACCGCAGCAACAAAGAAAGAAGCAGAATATGCCGCTGCAGAGTTTACGCACAACAGAGAAAGTCAAAAACTTTCGTACAGCAACATCACGCTTGCACAAGCGTATCGCAGATATATTGATTGTAAGTCTTCAGTTCTTTCCTCGTCAACAGTTGACGGATACGAAAAGAACTTAAGAAACGATTTTAAAGCACTTATGCCGATGAAACTCGATAACATCACGCAGGAGCATATTCAGCTGGCGGTCAACGAAATGTCCGCTAAATACTCACCCAAGACTGTGAGAAACTCACACGGGCTGCTTTCAGCAGTTCTCAAAGCGTATCGCCCCGGATTTATAATAACAACAAGACTTCCGCAGAAGGTTGAACCCAAATATATAATACCGACAACTGCTGAAATCAATACGCTGCTTGATAACGCAAATGACTTTATCAGAGTGCCTATATTACTCGCAAGCTCGGGCAGTCTTCGCCGTTCTGAAATTTGTGCTTTAACTCTTGACGATATCACAGATCTGGGCATCAATGTTACCAAAGCGGCAGTCTACGACAAAAATAATAATATAGTTGTGAAGCCACCGAAAACAAGCGCAGGAAACAGATTTGTTCCGCTTTCCTCGCACATTCTGAACGAAGTGAAAGAGTGGAAATATTTTGGTTGTTCACCTGCTGCTCTGTATGGTCAGTTTCGCAGACTTGTTGAAAAATGTGATGTACCTCATATAACTTTTCACAAGCTCCGACATTATTTCGCCTCAGAGCTTCACGCAAGAGGCATTCCTGACAAGCACATAGCGCAAGTGGGCGGCTGGCGGTCAATAAGTATTCTTCAAAATATCTATCAACATACACTAAGAGATAAACAAGTTGAGATGAACAACAAAATCATAGACATTTTTGCAAATAATTTTTCAGAAGAAAGTCATTCACAAAAACAAGCATAA